GGCTACACCGCCGTCGCCTCTAATGTCCACAATGGTGTCGCCGTTGGTTTTATTCCCGGCGAATATATTGGTGTGATTCTTGGTAAAACTCTGACTTGAGAAGTAGGCATGCAAACCGCCGCCTCCGGTTATCGTGAACATCGCTCCGGCTATTGCCTCGTTGTACCTATCCAGGTCCGGATGTCCGTCCTTCTGGTCGAAGTCAACACAGACCACGCCGTTGCCTGTGATGACTTCTATGCCTGCGAACCGGCGCCATGAGTTCTTGCACCAGGACTCGACTTCTTCAGGCGTCGGATTGCGGGCCTGATAGATCTTCCAATTCACTAAAGGAACCTTATCGCGTTTCTGATTACCGTCTTTATCCACGGACCAATACACAACACACGGGATTGCACGCCAACCTTTTGCGTTCCATTCACGCAAGGCGTCTTGAAACTCCTGGATGTTTTCTTGCAGCATAAAAGCATGGGCTAAAAGAAAATCCGCTTATTTTGAGGCGCGTATCTACCCGGCTATTGTTTTTATAGCCGTACACGCCCCTGAATAAGAGGACTTCGGGAAGGGTAGAGCTTCCTGTGAGAGTAGTATACCACTCCCGATTGTCGGGTGTCAGGGTTTGTCCACAGGGTTTTGAATAAATCCTTATATAGGACTTTTTGGGTGTGTGTGTGATACTCACACACAATTTTTTTAGAGTTGGCCTCCACAATGGGCATTTTAAGCCAAAAAAAGAGGTACTGCCTCCACAAACACGAAAAGTGGTCAAAAACAGGGCTGGGTTAAGCTATAAAATCTGTGGAGGCAGTTTTTTATGTATGCTTAGCAAAGTTGAAAATATATTTGTGTGTGTTGAGCAAACTGGTTTTGTGGAGGAGGTTGTGGATAAGTAGAGAGTGCCTCCACAAATAGTTCGGGGGGTCACTGTTTTAAGCCATTGTGTGAGCATCACACACACAGATGAAAAGTCCTATATAGGTATTTTTTGATGCTAAAAGTGATTGCCTCCACAGATTTGGCTCAAATGAAAAGTCAGAGGTCAGTGGCAGGGGCACAATCGTGGTTTGTAAAACTTTTGCAAACTTATTTTTGGCGTAGTTTGAAGTGTGCTACAATCTAAGCAATCTAAGTCGCATAAGCCTAACGGCACCGGCGCAATATGCCAAAGAAAAAGAAAGAAGGTCGTCCAACCAAATATCTGCCAAAATACGTTGAGGACATCAAGAAGTTTTTTAACGTCGAGCCGACAAGAGAGATTGAGATTTGCAAGACAGATGCCAAGGGAAACGAGTTTTTTATCACCGAGGAACGCGCCAATCGTTTTCCTACTTTTGAGCGCTGGGCTTCCGATCACGATGTGTGCATTGATACGGTACTCGAATGGTGCAAGGTGCACCCGGACTTTTCCGAGTCCTACAAGCTTTCTAAGCAATATCAAAAAGATTTCTTGATCCAAAATGGGCTGACAGGTAAGGCCAACGCCGCCTTTTCGATTTTCACAGCCAAGAACTGTACAGACATGCGTGATGAGATTGATATTGGCAACGCCAACGGAGTGCCCTTTGAAATCAAACTCGTAACCTATGGCACAGGAAGCCTTGAAATCAAACGCTGAAGCCCCGGAAATTGGCCGCCGTTGCGTCTACGTCCACGAAAACGGAGAAGAGGAGTCTTTACCCATGCACGAGGCTTTTCTATCGTGTAGGGCCAAGAGACAGCTTCTCGTATGTCATCGCCGTGGCCGGAAGACTTCAATGTGCCTGGAAAAGATGTTTCAGTACCTCATTAAAAACCCTGGAATCGTTGGCAAGACGCTTGCGCCAATACGAAAACAGGCCAAAGAGAACATCTGGAAAGACCCGGACATGCTTTTTCACCCGAATATCTGCCCGCCTGAAATCATCAAGAACAAGAACGAAACGGATTTGAGCATTGAGCTTATCAACGGATCACTGTGGACGCTGGACGGTGCTGACGACCCCACGACGAAGCGCGGCGGCAACGTGAAAGTCTTGCATCTCACTGAAATCGGAGACCACAAAGAAGCGATTTGGAATCAGGTTTATGAACCTATCCTTGAAGCCAACGGCGGAGTCCTGCTGGGTGAAGGGAATCCTAGAGGCAAGAACTGGTACTATCGCCTATTTGAAAAAGCTACCTCACGCCCCAACTGGGAGCGTTTCCTAATCTCTGCACGCGACACGCCAATCTTTACGCCGGAGCAACTGCGCGATTTGGAATCTTCCATGCCGTATAACGTGTTCGCTTCCGAGTACCTCTGCGAATGGGTGGATAGCGTCGGCACGGTGTTTCGCAATGTCACCGAGTGTGCAACGAGTGAGCCGGAGGAACCAAAACCTATGCACGAGTACCGCTTTGGCCTAGATTTAGGCAAGGCGACAGACTTCACTGTACTCACAGGAATCGACCGTCATTCGTGGAATCAGATATTCTTCGACCGGTTCAACATGGTGGACTGGACGATCATTCGTGAGCGCGTTATCGGCTCAATCTGCAAGTACGCCAAGCGCGAGAATCAGAACAAGGTCGAGATTGTCGTGGAGTGTAATGGTATCGGCGACCCATTCTTCGACGCTTTGGTACGCTGGTACGTTGAGCGCGGGGCGGACGGCAACTCGCCAAGCAAGGAATACGACATCATGTTCACGCCGTTCACGACGACGAATGCCAGCAAGACTGCTCTGGTGTCCAACTTCTCGATGTTGCTCGACCAGATGATTATCAAGATACTGCCGGAGCCGTCACTGCTTTACGAGCTGGGAGTGTTCACCTACGAAAAGAGCAAGACCGGGTTTTTCTACGGTGCGCCGGTGGGAGAACACGATGATTGCGTAATTTCCTCGCTGATAGCCTACTGGCAACTCGGCGCGAAACTCCCGAAGCCGATCATCGAAGACGAAAAGCCCAAGACGTATTTCGGGGTAAAGATAAATCAAAACAAGAGCGGTGAGCCAAATCCGTGGATACTGTGATATACTTTTGTAAATTAAACTCACTCAAACTTTATGGAAAATAAAGACGATGTGATTTCCGCGGCAAGCGAGGAGACAGCCAAGCCGGTGTACACAGGCAACCCGGAGAACGAAAAGAATACCGACGTGTTCGCGGACGACTGGGGAATCTCCCGACAGCACATGGTTTCCAACTACCACCCAAAGTGGAATTTGTTTTATCTGAACTATCGCTCGGTACTCACTGCGAACGCCATGTTTGGCGAGGATTATCTTCGAGCGTTCGGCCTGCAAGTCTTTGTGCCGCGCACCTTTCAGACCATTGAGAGCTTGAAAGCTCAACTCAATGCGCGACGCACCGAGATCAAGAACGAATCAGGCAGTCTCCGAAATAAGGGTCGCGTGGACGCCGTGAACTCGCTCGACAACGTGGAATGGAAGCGATCCGGCGCAGAGCAGGTCAAGAACTACGCCATGAGCGACGCTCTTTTGTTTGGTATCGGCTACATCTTCAACCCGTTTGTTTATGATTCCGAGGTGCGCCACTACGTTGAGACGCCAGAATCCGAGAACACCGAGCCACAAGACCCGGAGGACGGTAAACCGCAGAATGACAAGACCACAATCATCGGTAAACTCAAATGGATCGAGAAGGAAGTCACGCTCTACCGGGGAATGAAGCCATGCGCTCTCAATCCCTACTACGTTTTCACGAATCCGCTGGCTACGAATGACGATGATAAGGGCTGGCAGTACGTCTATACCCCATGGAACGTCGCCGCGCTCCGAAAGTTTGTGGTGGCAAAGGGCTGGCTGACCGAAGAAGAAGCCAAGACCCGTATTACCGAGGGCGCTTGCGAGCAATTCGACGCGGTGCGGAACACGATTGATAAAATGTATGGCTCGACCACGGTCAACAACTCCAACTCCCCGCACACCCGGCGCGACGGTGAGGCTAATTCATGGTCGTATTCCCCGCCTTCTCGCCGGCTTCCCGGCACTCGCGGTGTCATCGAGCGCTTTGAATCAGACTATTATGAGGTGCGTTTGGACGGAGATACACAGCCGCTTTACAAAGACTTCAACATTTACCCGCACAAGGAAATCCCAATCATCGCGGCGTACGACTACAAAGACCCGCACGAATATATTGGAATCGGTGAAGCAGAAGTTATCCGCCACCAGCAGGTAGAGGAAAACCGAATCCACAACTACACGCTCGGAACCCTGCTCATGACCACGGTGCAGCGGTACGCGATCAACTCGTCGCTACTCGAGGACGAAACCGACGCGAGCTTCGCCAATCCTTTCAAGCCGATCCGATTAAAACAACTCCCTGGCAATACAGTTTCAAACGCGATCATGCCGTTGCCACAGCCGGACGTGAAGCAAACGCCGTTCATGCTCATGGGAATGGTGAAGGAAACATTGCAGACAGTCACTGGAGCCACAGACTTCATCTCAGGTGCTAACAAAGGTTCAACTGATACAGCGACAGAATCACAAAACCTTCTCAACGCCTCGAACTCCCGTATCCGCGAGAAGGCGCGACAGTTTGACGATATCGTGGTGCCGCGAGTTATCAAGCAATGGCACGCCTGTTACCCAATCTTCTACGATACCGAAATGGAGTTTTGGCTCACGGGCGACAAGATATTCCAAGTGTATCTGCCACTCGACCGGAGTAAAGCGAACGAAGATGCGGCGCTCATTAACGAGGCCAAGGCGAAACTCAACGCGGAAGGTGACACGCTCGAACAGGTTTATATCAATAAGGGCTATGACCGGGTGTGGTTCCTATCAGACTTAACCGGCGACTGGATCACCACAACTTCCGTGACCGACCTTGATTTAGACCAGAACAAGAATATCGACAGCTACACAAAGGTTCTCAAGACCATGGGCGATATCAACGCGCTTGCCGCGCAGAATCCAGCCGAGACGCAACGCTTCGACACGTTCAAGTTTGGCAAGGAACTGATCCGCAACTTCAAGATGATTAAGAATCCCGATGAGTACATCACTGGGCAAGCCCCGTCCGGGGTGCCAATGCCAGAGTTACCAATGCCAGGAACGCCGCCACTACCCTTGCAGGGTGCGCAACCAGCCATGCCAGTCGAAGCGATGCCTCAACCAGCTCTAAATCAACTATAAACTAACTGTAAACGTATGAAGACAGACCTTGCCGCGATGATGGACAGCAAAATGGGTAACGAAGCGCCGATGAAGAAGCCAGCCATGCCAGAAGCACCAATGGCTCCAGTCATGACAGTTTCAGTCAGTGACTCGCCGGAGGTAGCGAATCTCAAACTCGACGAGGAAACGCAGGTAACGGTTCGCGTCATGTCAAAGTCGAAAGATAGTGTTGAACTGGAATTTGTGAGCCTTGAGCAAGAGACACCAGCGGAAGACACAACCGACACAACCGAGGCTTAATTATTTAATGCAAAGCGAATATGTCAGACGCGAATATCCCAACGAATCAGGAAGCCGAGAAATTGTCCGAAGTACAGGCCGCCGCGGAAAAGGAAAAGCAAACCCTTGAGGAAAAAAAGAAAGACGTGCTCATGCGCGCTGCAAAGATTGTGGAAATCATGGAAACCGAGGGCTACAAAGAAATCATTTACTTCATCACCGAGGAGCAGAAAGCCTACGATTTGAAGATGCGCGACGTGATTGTGGCTTCGCCGCAGACCGGCACAATGGCCGTGGACGAAGTGAAAGTCGCGTACTACGCCGGGTGCTGGGAGATGATGGACGCCTTGCTCAAAGGTTTGGGCGGCATGAAATCCATGATCGAAAAAGAAGCCGAAAAAAACGCTGTCAATGTCATGCGGACGTAGAAAGTGGTATCATACTAATAAGCGAATAAAACAATCAGACTCTCCACCACGTTTGAGGGGTGAATCCCCCCACTAACGTCGTTGTGGTACTGGAGAGTCCTGCAACGCCGTCGGTCAGGGGACTCACTTTTCAAACGAAAGGTGAGTCTTTCTCTTTATGTCAAACGAACCAACGTCTTTTTCACAGGGCGAGCCAATGGCTCTCATGGATCAGCTTAACAGTGAGGTACCCGACACTGGTAAGCCGATTCCAGAGAAGCCAACAATCGCCAAAACTGCTGAAAAAGAGGTAATCGCACCAGCGCCGGAAGGTGAAAAAGCACCGGCAACTGCACCCGCTCCAACCGAGGAAACAAAAACCGACGCCACTCCAACCGAGGAGAAGTCGGACGAAACCAAGGAAGAAGCGCCAAAGGCGCAGTATAAAATCGGCAATGTCGAATACGCTACGGCCGAGGACGCTTTGAAAGAAGCCACCCGGATTATCGGACGCAATGCGAATCTCGCTGGTGATCTGAATCGAGTCGGAAAAACGGTGGACGAGTATAAGACTCAACTCGCTGAACGCGACCGCACCATTCAAGAAGCTCTCAAAGCCAATAAGGAATGGGAGGAATGGGCCAAAGCAAATGCGAACGGAGAGGAAAGAGCAATGCCAAATCTGCCAACACCCGATGATATCGCCGAAAAGGTGTATCAAAAAACCCGGGAATACTCCGAAAAAGAGAAACAGACTCAAGCGATCACGCAAGAGTTTAATGACGTTACGGCGCTTTCCAATTGGAATGATGTCGAGGCTACCATTCGAGCTATTGCGGATAAGGTCAATCCACTCACAGGCAAGTCATTTTCCCCGAAAGAGGCTTATCGTTTTGCTTGTAATGAACTTGGCTTAGAGAATCTATTGATTAAGAAACCCGATACCAAGATTGCCGCGCCAGCAACTTCACCTAAGCCAAAGGACAATACGGTAGCTTCTGCTGCCGCGCGTCCTACAGCTTCACGTGGAACAGCCAGCGCACCGGCTCAAAAGCGTGACGACATTGACGATGAGCTAATGGAACGCTTTCGTTAATCTTTAACCCAATCTTATGTCCAACCCATCATTTACGCCCGCACAGGGACAAATGAATACCGGCACCGACAACTCCTCGGCATTTATTCGAGATGTTGATCCCCGTCTATTCTATCTCGAAGCCGAGAAGTATCCGCTTATTTCCCTCATTTTCACCCAAGGAACCGATCTCGAACGCAAAGGCACCGACGGCTACACGCTGACGGGCAAAAACTCGTTCAAGCAGGCTCCGACGATGAATCCGTTGTTTGAGCACACGGAATCCGCTAACGGCCAGTTTGCGTTCAACCCGAACGCCGCCGTTGCCGCCGCCGACGCCACGATGACTGTCACGGCTCTCGTCAGCGCGTTCTTTGCCGCTGGTGATGAAATATTGCTTGTGAACTCGTCCGGCCAGCGCGAAATCGCTCGCGTCACGATTGTCGCTTCAACGACCCTCACGATCACCCGCAACATTGGCTCCACTGGCGCCATTGTCATGACGACTGCCGACTTCTTCTACCGCATTGGTAATGTGCGCGCCGAAGACTCCACGTCCGCAACCGCCGTGCAGATCAAGGGTTCGACGATCACCAACTATGTGCAATTCTTATCGGAAGCGTTTGGCCTCTCGTCCATTGAAATGGCTACCGGGAACTACCACACGAAAGATCCGTATAAGCAGAAGCGCATGGAAGCCTTGTCTCGTTTCAAACGCAATTTAGAAATGGTTTGCTGGTTCGGCGTGAAGTCCATGGACTCCTCGACCACCAACCCGGTCTACCACTCTGGCGGTATTCTCTACTGGTTGGAGCAGGTATTCACCGATGTGCCAGTCACCGACGCCGGCGGCCTTCTCACGAAGTCTGCTTGGGATCAGTGGCTCACCGACGTAATGAAGAACGGCAACCGCCAGAAGACGGTGTTTTGTTCTTCCCCTGTGCTCACCGCGGTCAATGGCTTTGCTACCAATCAGCTACGCCCAGCCGACGTGAACTTGAAGAAGTTTGGTATGCAGATCACCTCATACCAGGGCACGCATGGTGTTGTGAACATGGTCTATGAGCCGTTGTTTGATGAAATCACGAGCATGAACGGCGCCGCTGTTTGTCTCGACATGGATAACATCTCATGGCGCTACCTGTCCGCGAATGGCGTGAACTTGAACATCATGGCTCAAGACGACATTCAGGAAAACGACCGCTCTGGTCGCAAGGGTCAGTGGCTCGCTGTCGGTGGTATTCAGACTGCCATTGGTAAGACCCACGGAATTTTGCGCAACGTACAAAATTAGTGCTTAACCTAGCTAAATAATCGGCAACGACGGATAGGAAAATCGTGAGATAACATTCTCCGCCGGCTTCCCTATCCGGCTCGTCCGGTAAACAAAACCTAGTATGGAATATCAGGCCATGCAGAATAGATCGAACAACAAACTCAATGGCTCTGCCGCGCTCATTGCGGACAGCTCCATTGCGATGACAATCCGATATCTCGGTTCTCAAGCGTCCGCTACGGTCACTGTCGGCTCGGGTGACATCACGCTCAAGCACGGTGCCGCCGCCGCCGAGGCCGTAGATTCAACCGTGGGTGCTTCCGGCGTAGTCGCCGACGGCACCTACACGACTCTCGGTGCCATGGTGGACGCGATCAACGCTTCCCCGAACTGGCACGCTGAACTCGTTGATTCTCTCCGCGCCGACGTTTCGACCGCCGCGCTCAAGACTCTCTCCGAGTACACGTTCGCTCCGAAGACTGAAACGGTTAGCTTGTACACCGATACCTCGGCGTATCTGGCTCTCTCGTTCCGTATCTCTGCTCGTAGGTTGAATCAAGCCAAGACGATGTCTGGCCTCCAAGC